ATTGGGCAGGATGGCATGTGCCGAGCAGCAAGGCCAAGAGTGGCGAGCTGCGGAAAAGGTTCTTCATGGGATTACCCTGAGATCATGTAATTCGAGTTATCAAAGGTCAGCCGCACGACCGAATAAGGGCCGTTGAGAACCAACCCTACCCCGCCATCGAAGGTGTAACTGTGCGACGAGGCCAGTGTGATGTTGTTGGTCCCGGCGTTTCCAGATTGGTCCTTAACGTAAAGAGCCGAGCCGGATGACGGCACAAAACCCGTGTCCAGCGTGATCGTGTAGGCACCGCCGGAAGAGTTCACCGCCAGATAAGAATCCGTGGGAAGGACGGTATAGTTTCCGCTGACTCGCGTGACTGGATTCGGCGTCAAATGCGCAATCGGATCGACGCGCAGCCACGCATTTGTTGGCGATGGCCCGGAAGGGTAGCCGGGAACAATGGTGTTCAGACTGTCATCCGTTGGATTGACGACGGCGGCATAGCGGAAAGCCCCCTGTCCGCCATCTCCCGGAGTCGTAGCGCCAAGGACATAGACGACGACACCGACCCGACCGCCAGATGAGACCGACTGCCTCAATTGGGTGAAATTATAGGCCGTGACATAGTCATAGACAGCATTGATGCCCGGCGCCTGGACGGTTTGACGAATGATGTCCATTACTTTTTCTTCCCCCCTGTTAGTAACTTGAGGGCTTCGTGAGGGTCCTTCTCGGCGATTTTCTGGATCATCTGTTCATGATCGCGCTGAGTCTGTTCCAGATCGGCGATAGCCTCGTCCTTATCAGGGATGGGAATCATCCGCAGCAAAGTTTTGGGGCTTATCGCTCCCGCCTTCGTCAGCTCGAAGATCGTATTCTTGGCCTCGTAGGAGAAGAGCGGGCTGGCGCTATGCGACTCGATCGACACCCGCAGTTTCTCGTCCAAATTATAATAGAGAAACTGAATGGGCAGGTACCCATCATGCGGAGGATCTTCGGCTACCGTTTGTAAGGGGACCGTCTCTACCGTCTTGAGATTAGGCGGGACCCATGCCGTTAACATCTCAGGGACCTTGGCCTTGAAGATGGAGAGAATGAGCCCGCCGACCGCCTCGATATCGCGCTCGATTCTTAATGCGCGGTTACGGTTCCGGGAGGATGAGGTACGGACAAGAGTCTCGGCATGAGCTTGTGACCGGACGCCGGACTCTCCAACACCGGTCGATACCGCCGTCTGCCCCGCGACCCTGTCGAACATCCCGTCGTACCATTGGACACTCTCGAACAGATCGGCGGGAATGTTGGGGGCGAGGACATCGAGTTTAACCGTCGAAGAGGGATCAGACGAGTTGAACCAACCGCCCGGCGCCGTCAGTTTCTTGCGATCCGTATCCCTGAAGTTTGTTCCCGTAACGCTGATCGGCGGATCTTCCTGCTTACGGAGCATACCGTTGATGCCATCGATCCGCTTATTCAATTGGGACTGGGGCATCAGCACCCAATCGAGCGCGGAGGTTCCCCAGAAATTATCCGGCTCCGGGTTGGGGCAGACCTCACGGAAGGGATATTCCCCCTTCAGCGGGTTATCTTCATCCTTGAGCCCCGATCGGCTCTTCTCGTTCGGATCAACGCCCCACGCCAGAATGTTCCGATGGATCGTTCCTCCCCATATCAGCTTGCTCGACCCTACCAATTGGAAGGTTGAGTAATCATTGGTGGTTGGATTCTTGACCCACAACTCATCCAGTTGCAGCAGATCCATCTTGAGGTTTTCGGAGATACGCGGCCCCTGGTTTGTCAACCACTGAACCGAGCCCTGCCCCTTACCAGCGTTCTGTTGGCCGCTCATGCCGTAAAACGTTCCGCCGATGATCATATTCGCGGTGGCAAGGGTCTGATCCGGGTTGGCGTCTTTCACCCCAAACACCGCGTACTTGCGAAGATCCTTGATCAGGTCGTTTGCTTCATTGGCGTCCATGTGCCCACGGACCATCGCCCTGATGGTGTCTGGCGTCACGTACATCCGGTGAACAAACGCGCTTTGATCCGACAGACGGCCTTTGTTTTCCTCAAGGACCCCCATCATCTCGGGGTGAACCATCGTGTGCTGGATGCCGTCGCGCGACCATCCAAACTTCAGGAAAGTCTTTCCCTTAATCAGAGCCCACTTAACGGCTAGCTCCGCCTCGGTATCGATGTTCTTCGAGCGGATCTGCATATTGAAGTCAGCCGCAGCGGCCTCGGCTTTGATGCGCTCAACCCGCGACCCGCCGCCGTGAATGCTGAAATTGAAAAGAAGATCGACCGGCGAATAAAGCTGCGCGGCCAGATCCTCGATATAGGGACCGCAGCGATTATAGAGCGTCAGTGGATTCTTGGTCTCTGGAACGTACCCTGTCTTATAGAGCGTGCGCCAGATTCCAGCGGCCTTAATGCGATCGGATTGGCTGACCATGCAGGCGTCAACCAGCTCGCGAGCCCAATCTTCCAAGCCCCGTCCAGGGATAATTGTCGTGACCACCAACGCGCTCCATGAAGCTGGGACGCGTTAGTCGTTAGAGGCAGCCCTTAAAAAGGCAATGCGCTTGTCCCGCGCAGCACGAGACTCACCCGCAGCAAAACATGAATTACCCACGGTGGTTCGCGTCTATCTGCACGTTCGGCATACGCTCCTTGGGTGTGATCAGCCTGCCTGTTTGTGAGCCGGACCCCATGATGGTTTTACCCATTGCCTGAGTCTGCGCTAGTTTCGAGCGCATCGCCTGTTGCGCGGCTGATGGGATGATTGCTCCCTTTGGGGCGTCGCCCATGATTGGAAGGTCAGCCTTGCCGTTTGTCATATTGTCCGCGAGGTGTTGTCTCTCGGGGGCAAGATTCGGGGCGGAGTCCTCACCGATCTTTGTGTCTCTTAGGTTGGTGAGTCCGAAATCGTGCATCGCAGCCTCGTTGGCGTAATCGAACGCCCTGGCGAAGTTGGACCCGACTTGAGCGGGGGCCTTGCGCGACTCAAGAATGTTTTGCATCCGCAGCGCATCAAGTTCCTGATTAACCCTCTGAAGCTCCTTGAGGATCTGGTCAGTCACCGGATCGCCCTGGTTGGCGCAGCGCGGGCACTTCGGCATGGGGAGCGCGTTCAACTCGGCGAGATCATCGCTCACTGTTTCCAGGACTCTCTTGAACCGCTGGTGACAGCACGGGCACCGTAGCTTGACATTCCATTTCACGGGCGCTCTCCCATAAGGGCGATGATTTTGTCCTCGATGCCGTTAAGCCGAAGGTTAACCTCACGCAAGCCCGCGTTATCTTTTTCATCCGGCATAACCTTCTTCCTCTGCGATTTCATGGGGCGGCTTATATATCTTACTCTGTAGTTGGATCACATCGTGTCCAAAACAAACAGGGCACGGGGGCCGCGTTTGAAGAGGCTGTTCGTCCGTTGATTCCCGAATGACCCGCCGCACAAAGAACCTCTCGCACGGCACACATTTGAATCGGACATCAACACGCATGATCAGCCTGCTGAAAGAGGGGGAACGCCGTCTGGAAGGGTGCCGGTAAAAGTGTGTTCCGGCTTATAGAAGGTCCATCCGACAATTGCAGCCGTCTCTTTCGGCCCTAGTCTTGAACCAAGATCGCGTCTTTCCCAATAGGGATAGCGGACATGGCGCTTAGCCCCATGGTCAAAGCGTGTGGTCCATTTACGCCAGACGAGGATTCTATCGCCGTTTGCCAGATGAACCCATATCAGGGTTTGATCGGCGGGCGCGGCTTTGAGCGGCTTGATGTCTTCAGCTTCCCGTTCCAGCGCGGCTTTGGTCTGCGTCACTTCGGGCGGCAACAGATCGTCGATGTTGGATTGATCGGGAAAGGGGGGCGGTGGAGCGGGGGTCGAGGCCGCTTCCACCGCTACCGTGCTCTCGGTGCCGCCGACACCCTCGGGAGAAAAGATCGGCGATGGGGGTTGAGAGCCCGGCACCCGGATAGTGCCATCCCCATTAGACTCACGCAACACCCCTTCCGTTGTTAGTTGACGCGGGGGGCGTCCTCTTCTGATTTGCGGGTTCACAATAATCTTCCTCCTCTAAGTCAATCCCATGCGTTCCATCCACGACGACTGACGAGACGGGTCCTCATAGGTCTCCCGGTCGAACGCCTTGAGCCAGGATTGAACACGCATATTAATTAGGTTCTCGGCTCCGGTGATCTTCCCCAGCTCAACCGCCATCGTCTGTTCGTAAAGATAGTTCTCGGCGATCAAGCGCCCCCGGACCATCATTTCCCATGTCTCGATGGCTAGCGCGGCGGCGAACACCCGATCATCCTTGCAAAACTCCGAGCGCGAGTCCGGGGCGCCGATATGCCCTCCGCTATCCTGTTCGACCATCAGCATCTCATCGCAGAGATCGAGGCAGCGGACGAGAAGCGAGCGGGTCCGCAACGCCGCCTTCATCATCGTCATGCGCGCGACGGTAGCGTTGTGGCCGGATTTGGAGTTGTAGGCGAACCCGCCACCCATAGAATCAATCCGGTGATACAGATACCACCGGACGTTAGCCTGGAAATCGCGCCAGCTCTCGTTCGGATAATGATCGGTCGCGTCCTGTTGCAGCATCCCCTTGAGCCGCTTGTGCTCGATCATGATCACGTCGCCGTAACCACCGCCCAGCTCGATGTTGACGATACAATCTTTGTATGCGGCGGCGAGATGAAAGGCTACCCAAGCAGCCTCGTGTGTGTCACACTTGTTTGTAGCCCACTGCGCCACCTGAACAATCTTGTCGGCGAAGCATCGAAAGACACTTATCGCGTGTCTATCTCCATGATCCGTGTGATTACCCGCGCTGTCCACACCCATCGTATAGAATGCACCATCGACCGGTTCTTGCCAGATTTTAAGATCAGCGTCGGAGCGGTCATGAATATCCGGGTTTAGTTCTTCAAGCCGCACGTCCTGGAAGCGGTGTCCGAAGTGATAACGGAACCCTTTAAAGAAGTAGTTATTTTCTCGGATATCTTGAATGCAGTGCGTAATATCACCCGGCAAGAACCATCCCGCCCCGGACGCAACGAATGCCTGTTGCTCAATCCACGGCTGATTTGAATCCAGTGTCGCTTCATCGACCGATGAGTCCGAGCGGCGATGGCGGTACCAGGCCAACTGTTCTTCGGAGACATCGTATTGATACTGGACATTGACCTTGTTAATCAGATCCGCCTCATCAGCACTGAGTTCCTTTCGTTCAAGGGACAAGTTCTCGAAGCGCGGGTCCGTCCGCTTAATGCGATTGAGATCGTTAGCCCACCAGCCGATAAAGATCCGCTTCGTGGTGAGAGGGTCGTCTCCGGCGCTGTTCCACATATCATACCAATGGTTCATGCCATTGGCGCGGGACTCAAATATATACAGCCGGTCAGGGTGCTCATCCGAGAAAGTCTCCATGAAGGAGTCAAGACCTTCTTTTGACCCATAAAGAGAAAGCTCAGTAAGATGCGCTGCCGTGAAAGCCTTTCCGTCTCCCCAGCTATTATTTCCTCTTTGTTTTCCAGCAATCAGGTACGTTAATACTGAACCATTTGAAAACTCTATGTACTTATCATTGGACTTTACTAGCCTAAACGATTCACCAACGAAATCTGGATTTAACGATTTGTGGTATGTTTCAAGGATCTTGCGAAACTCTGACTGATTCTTGGGGGTATCGCAGACGAGTGCGCTCTTGATACCGTCGTGCATCGCCAGCCAGAAGAGATCCAACGCCATAGAGATTGTCGAGATGCCAAGCTGGCGGCTTTTGAGGACATAGAAGCGGCGGACGCCTTCATCGAGACCAGCGCAAATCTCCTGCAGGAAGCGGAGCTGAGAGGTCCATAAATTCCATTTCGAGCCTACGCCGTCTTCATCGTTCCTAAGATGCTTCGAGACGATTCTGGTCTGGTCCATGAATGCCGAGAATTGCTTCACCCAACCTGATTCGGCGGACCCGGAAATAGCGGAAGGGATGATGCGCGGCATTCGTAATTATCCTTAACGATCAAGCCGTTGGCAAGCATCCGTCATTGACTTCTAAACTCCGCTTGACATGTACGTGATCCATAATCTATTCATCCAACAATGAGAGTTCGAAAAGAAGCCGTTACGGTGCGCTTAACGGGTCCGCAGGATAAAACCATGCGGCAAGAGTCGGAGCGGCTTGGAATTAGTCTCTCGGAATTATTGAGGCGAGTGCTCGATGAGTGGTGCGAAAGGCGCAGTGCTAGAGATGGAGACCGGACATCTTCTTCGGTTAACGACTCCGCACGCCTGCCGCCGTGAAGAGCTGCGCCGCAATCTCGACCATCTTGGTCCCGACCGTTTTCTGATGTCGTTGCCCGAGCTTGAAACCACGCTTTTGGAGGGAGACCAAGATTATGACATTAAACAGATTGCCGCCTGACATTCGGGAGATGGAACTTGCGCGCTCGCTTGACGGTAAACTTGTCCGTTTTAATCATGAACTAGATGGCGGGCCGGTCCCGATCAGATCCGCGCTGGCCTCATCATAATGCGGGTGGCAGGCTTCATGTCCGGATTAGGCATTGGCCGATTCTTTTAGCGATAATTCTAAGATGACCCGCGCCGCCTTCTATACCCGCGTCTCAACAATGGACCAGACTATCCTCAACCAGCAACTAGAGCTGCGTAAGGTCGCGGAGCAAAAGGGCTGGGATGTCATGGCTGAATATTCTGACGAGGGCATTTCTGGCAGACATAGCCGGTATGATCGCCCCGGCCTCGACTCAATGCTTATGGCTGTTGAGCGGGGTGATATCGATATCGTCGTCGCGTGGTCGGTCGATCGGCTCGGAAGATCGGTCCAGGATCTCGTGACCATGCTGACCTTGATGCACGAGCATAAGGTTGATCTCTATCTTCATCAGCAGCAGATCGACACGAGGACACCGGCGGGCAAGGCCATGTTTCAGATGATGGGTGTCTTCGCTGAGTTCGAGCGGGCAATGATCGTTGATCGGATACGGGCCGGGATGGAGCGCAAGCGGCAACAAGGTGGCTTAATCGGACGCCCGAGAGGTCCAGGTAAACCGCGCGGGCCGAAAGGGGAGGGACCAATTGATGATGAGATTAAGCAGCTTCTCATGCTCGGGTTCTCCCATGGGTATATCCGTAAGAATGTTGGTATCGGCGGGTCGATGATCGCCCGCGTCGCCAGGGAGATGAAGTTTAAGGAGTTCGCATGACTAAATGGCAACCGATTGAGACCGCACCGAAAGACGGAACTAACCATGCCTATCCGGTTTTCACCCATGACCACCAGATATAGGAGCGCGTGATGGCGTCAGTGTGGTGCGTCTGTCTGGGCGAGCAGGTCGAGCCCCATCTTTGCGGTGCTGACGCTAGTGGCTGCGATGGCGTCTTCTTCGACAAATGCGCAACCTGCCATGGCAGCGGAATAGTGAACGCGCTCACTAATCCGGATTGGGCGCCGTTCGTCGCGACCTACGGGACATGCCCCTCCTGCGACGGCTCGGGGGAGGCACCATGATCGCCCCATCTTTCTTCTTTATCTCTCTCAGTTACGCGCTTGGCCTCCTCGGCGGCTTTGGCGTCGCTCTTGCCGGTATTGAGCAATTTCACCGAGATAGGCGCCGCCTCGGTGTCTCTCTGATCGGATGCGGGTATCTGATGGCTATTAGCGGATGGAGTCTGTTTCTGTGGAATCTTTGGTCCGAGTGTCAATGAAAGGTTCTTCCCACAGACCCATAGCAGGGCATTGCATGAGCAATAACGCTGACGACTCCTTCAGGAAGTTTTTGGATCTGATGGGGGTGATGACCCTAACTCCATGGCAGAGGCTTTGTCTTGGAGTCATTGAGGAAAATCAGACGAAGAAGCTGCGCGACATAAAGTTACCACCGCGCGTTATGTTTTTGCCCAAGCCCAAAAAATCAAGCTGAAGCACGAGAGATCGGCTCGATATGACCTCGCCTGAGTTTAATTGCCCGGCGTGCGGCATCCTGCGCGGCAAGGGGGTTCCTGTATTTTGTTCTCAGTTGTGGCGCTGCGAGGATTTTTCAGACCGCCTCAGACTCCATCGTCCGTGGATGGACGCTCTCACGGCGGTCGAGCGCGCACTAGCTACGGGACAGGCGGGTGAAGCCGACATGCTCGCCGCCTCACAGATTCTAACACTCATCAAACCCATGCTCGGAAAAGGGAGATTTTCTAATGGGCAAAAAGGTAAGGCTGTGGACCGCTGACGAAGATCGGCTGATCACAAATCTCTATACCAGCGGTACACTTCTAACTGACATCGTCGGGTTGATTCTTAAAGAGACGGGCAGGGTGATAACCCCAACCGGGATCGCTCACCGGCTAAAGTTCCTCGGTGTCGAGCGTCCAGACATCATGCGTGAGAGAATTAGACTCGCAAAGAGTCGGAAGGCAATGGAGCAACGAGCGAACGAGACCAGCCGGTCAATGGTGGAGTGGGGGTTTATTCCCGGTTCCCGCTGGCCTGCTTCCGTCAACTTTAGAACAGAGGGAAAATCATGACTGACCTAACCCCAAAATCATCGGACGAACAGTGGTTCGATAGCCGCCCTGATAGGACCTTCCATGTTCGAAGGCCCCGCGCCGGAGAATCAGCGGCTGAATTTGAAGCCATGGGAGATCCCGATAAGGACCGGCGGTGGATCTTATTGCGCAAAGCTGTCGATCAGGCCACGCGAGACGACTTGCTCAAAATCACCGGCATCCACTACTTCTACATTCCCTTCTCCGCCGCAAGCGATGATATCATTCTCGATAACGACCGTCTTCTTGAGCGGCTGTTCAACGAGATGGTGCAACAGGCCATAGAGGGCGCGAATCAGGAGAAGAAAATTCGGAAGAACGCCAAACATAAGGGGGCAAAATGATCAGTAAGTCTTTGATTGTTCTCATGGCTTTTGTTCAGCTTCATGCTGACATGCCGCAGGATACTCCATTTGAGCGGTTTGACTACATTGATCATAGAATATTAAAGGTATTCGATGATCCAAGGGCCAGCACCGGAAGAGTCATGACCAATAATGTCTTCATAGGGTACGACGCTGGCATCGGCACGGTAGGGTCCCGTAACATGCTAATTGGAGACTGCACGACGACGCCAGCCCCGGAAACATCTAATTTTGTGAACCTTTTTAATGAGATGTGCGGCGATATCGATACTCTGGAAGAGCTGCCATGTCCGCCGCCGTTGCGGGGATGTAAGCCGTGATGGATCTTGAGAGCCGGTATCGTTGCTCGCGGTGCGGAATGACCTTCGAGATCGTTAAAGAGTATGCGGGGTTTGTCCGCAACCTATCAAAGGTACTGTGCTCAGAATGCGCCATGCCGTTTGCCAGTGGGCGCAGCCTCGCTGATAAGCAAGACGTAACCTGTTACGTTCGCGAGAAATGCGTGCCTGTCACCCGAGGTTGATGGCGTCTCTTTCGTAGGGGCTCGCGCTGTACCAAAGCCAAAACCACATCCGCACTGCCAGCTTGCTACGAAACACATGGGTCCGCCAGTTGGTGTCCTGGAGCGTGACGGCGAGAACCCAGCAATAGGCTAACCCATCATCGGACGGGAAGGCGTCGAAAACCATTGTTTCGACATAGATCTCTACGATTGTCTCGACGAGATCCGGCTTAACGATCGGCATCATGGTTTTGCGGGTAAGGCTTGAACAGCATACGATCGAGATGAATAAAATCCTCTGTCCCTATGTATTGCGGCACCCTGCCCGTCTCACAGAATCCGTGCTTACGGTAGAAGGGCGCGGCTCTATCCCCCAAAGCGGTTACGGTGACGATACAACTTATCTCATCTTCCGGGATCGCCGCCTTGGCGTCCTTGAAGAAACGTTCCATCAGAAGTGAGCCGATGCCATTCCCCGGAGGATCGGCCCGCAACGTCAGGATCGCATAATTACCCCACGCCCGGTGGATCTCCATGCCGCCGGAGATACCATCTTCGTCCTTCGCCCAATAACAGAACCTGTCGGCGTCAGGAGGGCCTAGCCTGGCGGAATCAAACTCCATGAGTTTTTCGCGCAGGAAAGTGGAGAAGGGAAGGGTCTCAAAAGAAGGGACTCGCTCGGCGAAGATGGACATCTCTGAGAATCCTGATGTCAGCGGTAGGGGCATTCAAAATCACATTCCTCTGTACCGGCGAGGCTGCATGAATTGGTTAGTTTATCGTCGCGCCAGCGCCCGCAGACACCGCGAGGCCAATCTTCATCGTTACAATTTTCTTCGTCCCTGAAGACGTTTGAATGATCGAAGAATAGGCCGCTGCGGGGGGCTCGCTCCACCAAATCAACCAACTCACTCATTACCAAGTCTCTCCACCTGAATCTCACCGGCTGCCCAAAGGCATCGCTCGACAGCCAGCCTCACCGCCTGCTCCGCCGTCGCCCCCGTACACAAAGCCCCGGCCAAAAATTCGGTGTGGCTACCTTCAGTGGCCCATGGCACCTTGCGCTCAAAAAAATTACCTAGCCCATCCATAGTAAAAACCTTGCCGTCAGGCGTGACTGCAATCGCGCCCCATTCATGGGACTCTTTTGTGCGCCCAAACGCTTCGAATTTCCCCTCTCTAAAAGACGCAATCGCCGCCTCGCAAATCTCGGAAGGACCGGCGCACCCCAACAGGCCCCCGCTTGGGCTGCGCGCGATTTTTTTTGCGGTGAGAGTGATGCAGACTTCGCCGCGCCAACAAGCGCCATCCGCAGCCATAACCCCATCACGATAGACGATAACGGTCATTAATTGTCTCCCGGAAATCCGTTATGCTCGCATCCGTCGAGGTCGCGGCCTGCGGCTTTCTTGCCGATGGGGTTCATCAGTGTTTGCCCTGCGACCATAAAGCCTGGCGCCCATTCGCCCCATTGCTTGAAGAAGAAAGGGACGCCAGACACCGCGCATTGATCGCGGAGGGACAGTGCCCAATCAGGATTCATGGGCCGCGCGCCCGGGCCGCTTTCGCCGCCCACGACAACCCAATCGAGACCACCGAGGCATTGAGGGCAGATTCTGCATGATCCGGTTTCTCTGCATTGCGCGGAATGAAGATTGATCGGCCCCAGAAGCGGCTCCGCGCTGATCCATCGGATCGTCGCTGGCGTATCGAGAAGGATCGGGATGCGCTCGTCGGCGCGAACCTGATCCTCGACCGAGACGCCGAGCCAGACATTGGGGAGCGGCCCGGGGGCTTTCCCTAGCATGGTCATATAAGTGTGCATTCGGTGCGCCCGCTTGGTCAGCACCTGGAAGATATGCTGCGGGCACATCGCCATGACGGCGAAGATTTGGTCGATCCAGTCGTCGGGCACGCTCTCATGGAACAGGTCGCCATGGGCGCAGACGAAGATCCGGCGCGGGTTCCTCCAGTGGAGCGGCTGGACCAGAGCTTCTTCGTTGAAACGCACCTCTCCGGTCCAGACCGGCCCTGCCTTGGTCCCGGTAGTTAGACCCACGCGCGTTGGATGATGCCGCAGCCTTGTGCCTGCGAGGCGCATCGCGTAGCAGTTGGTGCAGCCTGGTGAGATGACGGAGCATCCGGTGATGGGATTCCAGGTCGCGTCCGCCCATTCGATCTTGGTTCCGTCGCTCATGGACTATCATCTTCTAGCGATATGGTTCGCTTCTCATCCATCACACTCTCCCAATCAACCCTTAAACCCTAACATCCGAAGGCGGGACAGCGTCTTGGCGCTCACCCCGGCCCAGCCATTCTCAACCGCCCGCAGGCCGCTTCCCCCAAGGCCAATACGCTCAGCCAGCTCATTACCAGTGAGGCCCAGCGAGATTCGGAAGGCTCTTACCCTCTGGCCAAAGACGACATTCCATATCTTCTTCCCAGACGGGATCGATCTCACAGCTTTTCCTCCCGTTAACCGTCATTCCTTGAGCGCCGTATCGATCATGGCCTGCCAAGTATTCTTCGGCTCTTGCGGCACCCAGCCACGCTCTTTCCGCACGCGGCCGGAGAACTCACACGCTCCAGCCTTCGCCATCTCATCTGTCGGCTCGCGCATCGCAGCAATGGCGGCGCGGATACAACGGACAAAAGCCGGACCATCCAAGCCGGACCATTCCGGAACGCTGATCCCATCTGCATCAGGACCCCAGCCCCGATAGGCGAGGTAGGCGGCATGAACGGCACGATCGACCATCTCACTCATGATTTCATGCCTATCCGGTTAGCGCCCATCGATACTCTCCCTTGTGTGCTGCCGTAGCTGGCACTCCCAGCGGTGCTTGGCGAAGCCCATGACCGCTTGATATTCGCGAGTGTCTGAGAGGTGGTCTTTCTTGTGCCACCCCGGCGCGACCGGCTTTGTGTCGGCGGTTTTTTTCCAGCCAGCGCCCCTTAGCGACGCTCCGCTTTCGTCGGCCAGCGTGTACGAGATAAGGCGGTCAAACCCCATGTCCCGGCAAACCCGCGTGCAGGCCCCGTATAGGAACGAAACAGCCCCCTTGGGCGCGCGGTCATTGGTGCATGTGCGAAGGACTTCAGCGACATAGCCGTAGTTTTCTTTGTTCATGTACGTCGCCGATAGTGGATTACACACGATTGCAACGCCCACCAGATCACGTCCCGTCTCACAGGCGAGAGCAAACTTTCCGCCATCC